AGGCAGAATGAGATCTAAGTATTTCTTTGCTGATCCTAAAGTAATTGTAACTCCACCTGATAAAGAACTTGAGTTACCTAGTGAGGATGTCTCCTTCACACTCAGCACTGAACAGTTAGATAAACTAATTAAGGCAGCAGGAATCTATCAACTTCCAGACTTGGCAGTTGTTGGTAAGAATGGTGTTGTAAAAATATTAGTCAGAGATAAGAAGAATGATACGTCAAATGATTTTGCCATCACTGTGGGTGATACTGATGATACATTCTCATTTAACTTCAAGGTAGAGAATATAAAGATATTACCAGGTACTTACGATGTTGTAGTATCTAAGAAACTATTATCACGTTTTACCTGCCAAAACTATAATCTAAAATACTACATAGCATTAGAACCTGATTCAACATTTGAGTAATGAACAATTTAGGACTAGAAATTGTTTTTTGGGTAACTCTTTCCCTTTATCTTCTAACAAAGTTGGGAGTATTTAAAAAGGTGAAGAAGAAAGGGAGGAAAAGAAAATGAGGTATAGGCTCTATGATGAGAATCATAATCATAAAGGAACTTATAATTCAATAGAATCTTTGAGAAATTTTCTTTGTGAAATAAAATATGATAATAATGATAGAACCTTTATGTTTGATACATTTGATTACATTAAGTCACTTAACTGGCACTTTGAGATTTTAGAATGAAACTTACACAAGATATGATTGATGAGATTCAAAGACTCATGAATCACACAAAGAAAGATGGTTCAATCAATTGGATTGATGGTGAAGATATAGAAATTAGTTTAGCAGGAACTTTTGCTGCTGATAGATTTATTGTTATCAACAATAGATCTAAGAAACCTTGGGAACCATCATGCAATAGTTCAAAACATCCTGACTATGATCCTAAACCCGCAGAAGAGTTTTATAAGAAATGGCCTCACTTACAAGAACCACCTTATAAGACAAGTAAATGAAACACATTTTATTTGATCTTATAGACTGCCCTTTTGATCTTCTCAATGAGGAAGAGTTTATAAAGGATAGTTTAATAAATGCATCTGTAGTAGCAAAATCAAAATATCTCAAAGTAGAAACACATAAGTTTGAACCTCAAGGTGTTACTGGATATGCATTGCTTGCAGATAGTCACATTAGTATTCATACTTGGCCAGAAAAGAATATTGCAAAGTGTGACATTTTTTGTTGTAGTGATGATGCACGACCCAAAGAGGCGGTAGAATATTTACATAGAAGATTTAAATCGCAAGAAGTCAGACGATGGGTTTGCGATAGATCTAGTAAAATTATTACAGTGCTATGAAGGAATTTGATTATGAACTCAATTACAAAACCCTTGATTTTTCACTTGAAGAGAACCGCAAACTTTATCGCATTGGAAGGGGAGAGCAAGGAGTTTTACTGGTTAGGCCTTATACTAACGATATATGCACTCATTGGAAATTTAGAACTCCAGAGATTGCAGTAAAATCATCTAACCGTATCTTCGGAATGTATCTTGATTATCGAGATCAAAAAGATTTTATCGGCATGGATATGTGTCGTAAATTTTTAGAGATGGGATTTACTCGTGCAAGAAGATATGCAAATCATAACTCAGGAAAGAAGTATGACAGTGAGGGAAATATAAGACCTCAAGAACCTGATCATGCAACTAGTAAGTATGCAAAGTCTGCTAAAATATTTAAAAAAGTAAGAGATATTGTTGCAAAGAGCAACACATATGTTAAAATGAGAAAGGAATGGAGAGCATCCGAATGAACATTTTTGTAACTGATCGTGATCCTGTAAAATCTGCTCAGTGTCTACCTGACAAACACGTTGTCAAAATGCCACTTGAGAGTTGTCAAATGCTTGCTATCGTAGCATCTAAGGAATGGGGTCATGGTTTTGGTAAACTACCTAAGATAGACGGAACATCATACCTTACAGAGAAAGGTGCGTTTCGTAATCATCCATGCACGATATGGGCACAAGAAAATTATAGATGGTTGATAGAGCATGGTCTTGCACTGTGCTATGAATATACGCATAGGTATGGTAAAATACATAGTTGTCAGCATACACTAGAACATGCTGCACAAATATTTCCACAGTCGAGTGGAGAGACCACACCTTTCGCGAGGGCTATGCCAGATGAGTACAAATATGACTCAAGCATTGACACTATTACTGCTTATAAACGTTATATCGCATCCAAACCTTGGGCTGCATCTAATTATCTTCGTGACCCATCCCGCAAACCGAATTGGTTATGAGTGAGGGTAGTGACAAAATACCAAGATGGTTCTATAATACTGTCATCAGTATGGGCATCATGGTATTTGTTGCCTTTGGTTTAATTTTATTTGGCATGATATGAGTGATTTTATTTGGGTTGAAAAATATCGACCCCAATCAATTGATGAATGTATTCTCCCTGACAATATCAAGAAAACTT